ATTCCAAGATTGCCACGATGACTATGAATGCGGCAAAACCGGCTACAATCTTGCCCCTTTTACTTAGACTTCCCCAAAGCTTTTTTAGGTTTTCCATTTTTTGTTCCCTCGCATATTGCGTTGATTTTCTTAGAATTGGATCGCGTAATGAACAGCGGTACGCACATAATGCCCAGCACTACGAGCGCGGCAATTTTTAGCGTGTTCCAAATGCTTCCGGCGACTTCATTTATTCTGCCTTCTTGCGACTTCATCTGAGCAGCCACGATGCCTTTGACGTCACCCGTAGTGATGGCGGTTACAAGCTTCTTGTTTTCATCGTCAAGAGTCCAAATCTCTGCTCCCGCATAGGCTGCTCCCGCTCCCAGTCCGGCGCCTACAGGGCCACCAATACTACCAACTGCCGCACCCGTAACGGTTGCCGCTGGTGTAATGAGGGATTTCATGGTGCATCCGGTAAGCATAATTGAAAACAGTATGGCAAGTGACCTCATTCGGGTGGAACTAAAGGATTCCACTCCGGATCAAAATCAACCAAGTCGGATGCTGGAAATTGGTCATCGCATTTCCACGTGCCTTCAGTCATTACGGGCATTATGAACTTACCGAAATCAGCGTTTTCGGAATTTTCAACTTCGCTGATCACGGCGTAGCGGAGAGTTCCTTTACCATCCGGAATACCAAGGTGTTCTTCTAGTGATGAGTTGCGGGAAGTCCAGCCGGAGCGTGATGAATATAGTCGGTATTTCATCATTAAAATGCCGTAGAGGCGGGTAGGTCTGTGTACTTGTTGTTAAGATACGTCCTGATTACGTTTAAATTCGCGGCAGAGAGTTGGCTGTCAAAAAGCAGAATTTCATAAATCCGCCCGTCATGGTTGTAGCCGTTGTGTCCTATTGTTCCAAAAAGACCAGACAACGTAAATCCATATGATAAAGTTTTGTACGAGTTATTGCCTTGAAGAAAATATTCTACGTCGTTGCTTGTGTCTTTAGTTACAACGAACTGCTGAATTGAATTGAAGTGCGGGCCGTATCCCGCCGTAGAAACACTACCGCTGCCGGAAAGAAAATACGTAACTCCGTTTGAATAATTTAACGGCAGGTAATACGAATTAATCAGCGGGTGTTTACCTACCGGAGCAAATACTCCCGTGCCGTCTTTGTACGCCACCGTGATTAGCGTAAACGCTTCGCCACCTGTCAATCCCGGCGGGTTGTTGACTGACATGTAATCATTCGGAATAAAGTCTACGTAGTTCCCCTGGAACACTGGTTGCGCAGATGCCGTACTCTGAATGGCATCGTAGTCGGTGCTTTGCCCGGAGCGATTTCCCCAAGTTGCTACTGCCGTTCCGTTGGACGGATTGTTCCCAGCCGCCGCGCCGTCTAGAATGCTTGCATCAAAGTGGTAAACGGGCTGGACGGTAATCGTGTAGTTGCTGGCCGTCCACAAACCATTCGGGTATGCCAATTCATCCGTCAGCGCCACGCCACCGCTTGCACCGCTACTAGTGGAGGCTCTTCCGCCACCAAGTCCTAACTGAACTCCTAAACCAATTGGCATTGGATCAAATGTTGTAGGCGATTACCGCTCCGCTAGTCAGGTCAATGCTCGTGAAGTTGCCGTAAAGGACGGTATTTGCGGACAACGTGATATTGTCTACCGGCTGGCAAATGTTGTCCAAGTTGGTAATATTGCTGGCTTGAGCTTGAATTACCGTGTCCTCCGTAGCTTGAATGGCAAACCAGTTACCAGTGTGTACGTTAGTGTCTGAGATGTACTCCCCGCCGTTTAGCCCAAGTCCTCTATATTCGCTTACTGATCCTGACATAATGATTATGGTTGTGCGGCGCTTGTGCCGTAAGTGTTAATTAGTAATGGAGTAGTCTGACGCTGCTGGCGTTCCAGCGAGTCTAACTCCGTTTGTAAAATTCCTTCCGCCTGATTCCACACTGCTGCGGCTTTGGATGCCTGACCATCTGCTTGCAACCAATCGCCATATGCTCCCATCGTTGCGTATCCGCCAAAGACGTACGGAAAGTCGGATGCCCCACTAGCGTATCCGGGCCACGGTGTGCGGTAGTGTACCCAAACGGGTGCGGTACTGCTGCGGTTCTCTAAAATTGCTAGTCCGTATTCAGTTGCCCCCGACTCCGCTTCTATGCGGTATGCCAGGTCAGTGGGGTTTGTGTTTCCGTAAGGGTCAACGTCCGTGATGCGATAGATGAGATCCATCGTCTGACCCATGTCAATTAGGGCTATGATGTTTGCGGTGGCTACTGCTCCGCTTCCACCTCCCCCACTGAAAGTTACTGCGGGTGCTGACACGTAACCCGTGCCTCCTGCCGTTACCGCTATTCCGTTAACCTCGCCATCGCTGTTGATCGTAGCTGTGGCGGTTGCCGCTCCTGCGACTGCTACCGTAGGTGCTGAAGAGTAGCTACTGCCGCCACTGCCTACGTCTATGCTTCTTACGCGAACGTCCGGCACTACTTGCTTCAAGACGCTGCTAAAGGGCCAAGCGGTACGCTCCCATGCCAGTTTGCCGAAGCGGTTGAGGCTGGTGACTACTGCCGCAGCCTCATTAGTAATGAAGGCATCTACCCCGCACAACGCAGCTACGTTGTCGGATAGGGATGATACCGTTGAGACTCTCACGAGTTACCTTTAGCTTTGTGATCGGGGTTGTCCCTGACCCACTCCTTGATGAATTGCCGGTCTCCCCAACATCCACGCTCCTGCTGATGCCACCTAAAATATTCTCTGGCTGGTATAGTCGCTTTCAACTGCCCTAGCCCGTCTACTCTGGCAGAACCCATTTCGCGGTTCTCCTTGCGAGCCATAGCGTCTCGCATGGCTGCTTCATGTTGCTCAAGATCTACCTCGTATTTGAGATATCTCTCCAAGTTCTTCATGAAGGCGCTCCCGTTACCCGCTTTCCATTTTGGAATAAATACGTCTGCCATTGTCTTTTACTGTCGGTTTTCGTAGTCGGGAAAAGCCGCAGCGCGCTACCCCAAACGCGCCACGGCAAACCCAATGAGTAAACTAAACTATGATTACGAACCGGGAACGTACTGTCCGAGATCCACGATACGAATACCAATCACTAACTCTCCGGCAGTCGCTGATGCAATAGCTGCGTCAGTTACTTCCAGTAGAATAGGAGTGGCTGTACTAGCCGCGCCAGCAGGTTGAGATTGACCGCCCGTGAAGGCATCTCCCGTATTAAAGACGGGGTTTGTAGTACCCGTACCCATATTATCTACGTCAAGAGCGTCAATGAACTCGTCCGGGTCTCCTCCGGTTGTTCCGACGTCAATGACTAGAGACGTAGTACCGGCGAATGCGGTGGACTCGTAAACCCCTATCATCTCAACTGCACCCCCGGCGGGGATGGTTGCGATGGTAGCTTGTCCGCCGTTACCGATTGTTTGTAGGTCTTCATAGGTTGCGGTGTAAACATGCGTAAAACCGCGACCTGCTTCATTATTGCTTAATTCTGGCATCTAATTAATTCTCCCTGTTAAGATTCAAGATTAGTTAAAGTAGCCGTGCGCTTTAGGAGACTCGCAAGCAAGTCCCGCAATCAGATCGCAGTAGCCACGTCTTCCACCTCCTTGATCCTCCAACTCGCTGCGGGATTCCGCTTTGAGCGTGAATACGGATACGTACTCCGGATCAATTAGTAGTCCGGCATTACCGTCTACGGTGGCGCTTCCGCTAGTCCGATTCAAAAACACGGACGGGACGATATTGCACACGCCAAAGTCCCCGTCATATACGGAAACTGATAAGGTGATCTTCTTGGACTCAGCAGATTGAGTAACTTGGTAAGTTCCGTTGGTAGCGGCAAGTTGGCGACTGAAGTCGGAAATGTCACTTTTTAACGTTGGCCCAGCGATTAAAGTAAGCTGACCACCGGGCATTCCGTTAGCTTCGTAGAGTTCTTGAAGAACTGCATTAAACTCAGCTTCAGTAACGGGTGTACCACCGGTATCATTGGCAACGTTCTGAAAAGCAGCAGGGACGTCGCTTGGTTGACCACCAACTCCCAGCCATTTGAACATGCCGCGAGTTTTGTATGGTGTGCCAGCGCCAGCTTCGGCTTGACGATCTTGAGCGGAACAGATTGCGGCTTCAAAATCGCGCTTGAGTTCTCTGATGCTTTTACTTTCAGCATTGGCAAATTCACTGGAAACGCCAGCGGTGTCTACCAATTCTTGTATATCCGAAACCATATATGGTCTGCGGAATTTTTGGATGTAATTACCAAGGCGAGTGCGATTTGCGGCTTTGTTGGAAAATGCCGTAACATCTTCTCCCTCAGCGACTCCCGAAAATTCAGCGGTGCTCAAATCATCTACCTGTACCTCAAAGAACGTGCCTGTGGCAGTCTTCTTGTTGGCGAGTGAAGTTAGTGGTGTGGACTCTGGCTCTAGAATCGTTAAGATATCGGTGAGATCTTCTCTGTTGCCAGCCGTATTGTAGCTAGTACTTGATGCCATTTTGTTTGGCCCTCCTTATATATTGTATGATTGTTAAATTATGCTACCTGCCGCTTGAGCTTTAGGTAATCGGTGTAGTCCGCCATGCTTCCGGATTTTTGGAATCTTGCATGAGCCGCTTCCAGTGACTTCCGTGCTTTCACTTCTCCCTTTGGCCCTGACGCCTTAGCCGGTGCAGCTTCCGTTGTTGCGGTTGGCGCTTTCGGCTTTTTCGTTTTCTTCGGTTTTCCCGCCGCAGCTTGTTCAGCTTGCACGGCGCGCAGACCTTTCACCATTAGACCCAACGCAAAGTTGGAGTTTGGCAAATGATCCACCAAAGGTTTGTAGAGGGCGCTCCCCTTGACCTGCATGAAAAGACCGTAATCCTCGCTTTCGGGTTCTCCCAAAAAAGAGAAGGTGTCTATTGCCTGTTGGTCAGCGGTTGCGCGCTCCTTGATCCATTGCTGCCTCGCAGGTGCATCCTTGCGGATTATCTTGCGAGCGTTGTTGCGGATTCTCTTGAGGTCGGCTTTGGAGTAAGTTTTGTCAGCATCCTTGACGACGTATTCGTTACCATCGTCATCATACTGCACTTCGTTCTCCATTCCCTCCTCCGCCCACTCAATGAGTGAGTTGAGATTTTCCACCTCTTGAAGAAGTTGCTGCTCGTTGCTTGCCCCGGACAAAGCGTTTTCGCTTAGAAAGGCAGGTGCGGATGCAGGTTGCTGCGCTTGCTGGGCTTGCTGGGCTTGAATCGCTTGCTGTTGCAGTGCTTGATTTTCAGCAGCCAAGGCTTTCTTTTGCGCCGTCAGCTTGCCAAACCTCTTCACTGCGCTTGCGTTCAATTGCTTTGCCAGCGCCGTTGATTCTTCTTCTGAGAGTGAATCAAGGTCTATTCCGTACTGTGAAAGAACATCAGACGTCTCTGGGGGCGGTTCAGCGTTTTCCGCTTCCTCCTCCATGACTTCCGTAGCTTCGGGATCGGACTCTTCCGCAGCTTGTTCAGCGGCTTCCTCTTCTCCTTCTGCGCCTTCGGGTTCTCCTTCCGGCTGTGTTCGTTTCTTCAGCAATGAATCTGCGAACTCTGCCATTGTGAGGTTACCCTCCGGACTTTGCGTTTCAACTTCCACCGAATTTTCAGAGGCTTCGGAGACTACCTCTTGCATTTCTGTTTCCATAAATACTTCAGAGGCGTTTTGCCTCAGTTGTTGCAAATTGTAGCTTCTTGCAGTCGGTATGGCAATCTTATTGATAATCGGTTCTCATTAAGCATGGCACAAAAAAGCCCCTCCCCTCTGTGAGAGGAAGGGCATAGCAGCGGTGTGTGGATGTGCTAGGAAAGTGTCTTTATCATGTCCAACTCCTGGTCTATGGCTTCCAGCTTGCCGGTCAGTAGGAAGTGGCGGTTGGTGTCCGTCTCCGCCCCCAAGTGGCGTATGACTTCTTCCCGCTGGGCTTCACGAAACTCTATGAACGTTTTGAAGTGCGGCTCTTCACGGATGATTGCCAGTGCTTTGATGACCTCGCTAGTGTCCAACTCGTGGTAAGTCTTGTTTAGGCTATTGATAAACTTCTTGAGCATTACTTTTTTTTCTTGGCTTTCTTGTGGGCATAGTAAGCGCGGACTTGCTTTGCGCTTAACTGTCTGCCGGACGGGGATCGGAATTTTCCGTTCTTTAGCTTCTTAAAAGGCATTAGCGTGTGGCGTTGTATATTATACCCAAGATGAGGAACAATGTGTCTACTAGGACGTCTCTCTCCAAAAAGAACAGTAGCATGGCAATGATCCAGTACCACTCTTTTTGCAAGTTTGACACATCACCATTTTGTTTTGTTAGCCCAATAAGCGGCGGACATTTTTCCTTTTGCAATATTTTTGGCGTGCCTTGCCTTGAAGGATTTCCTTCTTGCCTTCTCAGATGCGGTCTTGGGACTCTTGCCAGCTCCCGACACACCCTGTTGTCCAAAGCGAATCAAGCGCGTTTTATCTCCCTCCTTGGCTAAGACTGCGTGGCTTTTCTTTGGGTGATTTGGTGTTCGCTTTGGCTTGTTTACGCCACTAAATTTTTCACCACGATAAGTGATGCTCATCTTTTCTTCTTACGCTTTCCACCAACCTTCTTACCTGTTTTTTTAGCGTAAGACTTGGCTTGCGCCATTCCTTTAGGTGTATAAGCGAATTTCTTTTTTCCTACTTTTGGCATATTTATTATTCTCCTTTCTTACGCCGCAGCGGTCTGACCGTATGGCGTAGGCATTGTTCCCAACCTGCCGATATTTACATTTTGTTTCTGCATAATCTGCATTTGACGCTGCTTAAGGTACGTATCTATCCGCTCTTGAAGGGCGGGATCTTGCTGCACCTTTTGCGTAATGTCAGGCTGCTGTAGCCATTGTTGGAAAATTTGCAGTTTGGCTTCGTGAGCATCCCCCTCTTGAACGTTGGGTGGTACTCCGGCGTAAATTTCCGCGATGGTTTTACGTTCCTCGTCCATTGCTTTGGCGGATGCGGTTTCCGTGGGCAACATGACCGTCTCAGCCGCTCCCGGCAATATTTGAGCTACCGCTACTTGCAAGAGGGCTTCCGTGTCCAGCGTGCCGTTCTTGTCCAGCATTCCGCCAAGTTCCGCAATTGCCTTCACTCGCTCCACCATCTGTTGAGGATCTTGAGTGGCTACGTCAAACTGTAGCCAAAAATCAAACCTTTCTCCCGCCGCACCCTTGGCAAACTTTTGAATGTCGTTTACGCCCGTTACACGGAAATATTCTTCGTCAGGGCCGTATTGCTGGTACAAGTCGTACACTTGATCCAAGACTTGCTTGAGGTGTCCAAACACCTTGTCCACGGTAGCTTGTTGTTTGGCTTGCGCCTCAATGGGATCAACCCCCGGTGCGTTGCGTCCGAAATAATTATTAGCCGCTTCCTTTATGAACCTGCGAATCTCAACGTTACCCGCATCAAATTTCGGGGTGTCCGCAAAGTGGGTCTCGCCCGGTGTGCGATAAGGCACTTTTACTCCCGGCCCCCATGCTGATGGCGCTCTACCAAGCGGATGTTCCAATGGCGGCAAAGTCGCTAGTGAAGTACGGTCAATCAGCGCGTCCGTCTCTACTTTTAGCACTTGCTGCAAGCTTTCGCACAATTCGGGATAGCTCCGTGAAGAATACAAACGCTTGGAAGTTTCTTCCAGCTTGGTGACCACGTACGGGTACTGACCTGACCCGTAATCAAGCAATGTGTGCTTGGCGTATAACTCCGGCACGGAAGCGCATATGACGGTGCAATAAATGCCGGGAACGTCATCCTCGTCCAGAAGACGCTGATAAGTGTAAATCACGTCTATCGTTTGGTCGTCCGTTTCCGCAGTGTCCAAAGTTTCCCGCAGTCTCCACTCGTTGCCTACGTCGTCCGCACCGCGAGCGTTGGATTCAATGCACGCCTCAACGAAATCCTTGTCCCAGTCCTCACTAGCTACTTTCGCCTTCAACTGCTCCGGTGTCATTTTCATGACGTGGAAGCAATATGGAGCTTGCTGCGGGTCAATCGTCCAAGACGGAAAGAATATATCTTCGTCGGGAGTCAGAGCCTTTATGCGAGGCTGGTTTACGACTTTTCGGGTTATGGGAATAGTAGTTTCTCCGTCCTTGCGCAATTCGCGAAGCATGGCTTTCCCCTTGGATTTGCTCACTTTGAAATTCTCTTTCAGCAACTCCACGATCTGGGAGTCCATTGATCCGTCCGCTATTATTTGCGCCATCTCAGGCATGGTAGCGGCAATCTCGTCCATCTTGATCGCTTGCTGCTGCTTCAAGTCGTGGGAGTCCCAGTAGACGTAACTGACCGCCAACCCTTTCTCAAATAGATGATTCAACGAAAGTTCACACTGAGCATAAAATTCATCCATGCGCGAGTTGATCAACCATCGCAGGAAGTTGCTGATGACCGCCGCTCTCGCCACGTCGTTATGCTCGGTGGGAGTAGCTATGATGTGAGCGCGGCGAATGGCATTCATGCACATTGCCACCCGACAACCGATTAGTTCGTCTGCAAGTCTTACCTCTTGGTCTGAAGCTCCATTCCAGGGGAATACCTCACCGGTACTGAGTAAGGATGAGTGCTTCTTGAAGTCGTTTGACTTGCCAGCCCACTGGCAGTTACGCACATCCCAATCCCTCTGGCGGCGGTCTAACCACTCGCCAAGATCGGACTGAGTCGTCTTGTACGCTTGGATGAGATAATCAACATCCGGTTCTTTACTAGCATACAAAAGTTCTGGATCGCTTGCGTCCATGCGTATTGCAAAAACTACAAGCAGACTCAGTAAGCGTCAACTAATATCCACCGCCACCGGTAGTCTGAAGCATGTTGTGGGTGACGTATTCAGCGCCGCTGGTGACTAAGTAACGCACTGTATCTATCTGATCTTTCCAATGCTCCGTACTGCCACCCGTTCCAGTATACTCTAAAAAGCTGCTGATGGTATTTTCGCATTGGTCGCTGATGTACAGCTTGGGGCAGTTCTTGTCGGTCAACGGCTCTGTCTCATCCCAAGTGAGCAAGTTGTTGATGGCGGCTATTCCGCTCTCTATTTCCGCACCCGGCGCAGCACGGAATACGAACCCCAAGTCGGACATGCTGTTGATGATACTGCTCGTACCTTCTTTGGTGCGCACCGTGGCAGCACCCATTCGCGGGTCAACGATTCGCTCAAAGATATCTTCCCCCTGCTCTTGATCCTTGAAGTAGTTGGAGTAGTCCGCATATCCCCAGCCTAACGGCTTTTGACCCGGCCCCGGCTTTCCCGTGGAGCGTCCAGCACCATTTACGTGGGGCAATGCCCATGCACCCATGCTTTGCTCTGGGAACTCGCGGTAGATGTAGATATGCCCAGTGTCCAGTACCGCCGCCCATATAGCCACCCAAGGCTTGCTTCCACCGGGGTCGCATACGAAGTACCTTGTGCATCTTAGCGTAGGATCTTTTATGAACGGCACTTGGTCGTGCGGTATCACATTCACTTCCCTGCTGAATTTTGGGAAGCGCCCGTGGAAGCTTTTGCTTGGGATTCCGTACAATCTGGCAAGCTTGATTTCCAGTGGCTGCTTGGAGTAAGTGCGGACTAGCTCGTCCGCATCTATGAAGGGACTGTCTTCCGACCACCAGTTGTATATTCGGCAGTCGGGCCAATTGGCGCTTATTTGCTCTACGGGGAGTTCCCTGCCGATTAAATTGCTGTACCGCTTTTCCACTACTTCCGCACCCTTTAGCAGAGAGTTGATCAACGGTGTCCAGCCCTGCAACGTAGTAAAAGTCAGAATCAGTCTGCCATGAAAGTCAGTCAGTCTGGCGAGCAAAGTGTTGAATATATCCTCACTGACTTCCTCGTCACAAGCTATGCAGTGAGCATTCCACCCTTCAAAGATTTGGCTATCCGCCATGTACTGCCGATAATTGTTAAAGTACACGGTACTTCCACGCTCCACGTCTTCCTCAGTAGGCGGCAAAATCATCTTGTTGTCGCTGTATCCGTTCTTCTGCGAGTATAGCAGACTGTGGTTCTCGCTCTTCTTCTTTCCACGCTTGTACCGCATGGGCAGCGCGGCGTGCATGTACTTTTGAGCGTCCGATATGCTGCGCTCCTCGCTGATGTGCATACTACGCAGTTCCGCTTCGGGTATCTGCATGGCGAGGTGCATCAACATGCGGGATGCGAAAACAGACTTGCTGCTCCGGTTACCACCAAGTATCACGTGAATCTTGGTGTCGCTCCAAGTTTCCATCACCCGCCGCCACGAGGGCAATGTCCACCCCCATGCTATGGGATCGTCCTTCTCAGCCTTGGGTTGGTCTAGCAATAACCTGGTGAGCGTCTCAGCCTGTTGCGGATCTCGCTCCGTAAGTTCGTCCACCTCGTAGTCGCTGAGTGCGCATACCAACTTTCCCTTTTGATATTTCAACTGCCCTTCGGGCCACGGTATGCCGAAGTAGGGGTCTACCTCATCTGCGTATGTTATGTTAGCCACGGTTCACCATTTCGCACGCTACCACTAGCGCCGCTTCCAGCGTTGCCGCCGGGATTTCTTCGCTTCCAACGAGCCAGCTTCCCGTATCCGATCCAAAGTCTCCCGGCTTAATTTCAATGGTGGTGGCCCAAGGCGTTTTACACAGGACTCGTAGCCCTCGGCACTCCCAGTCGGTAAACACTTCCCGAACTTTTTCCAGTGATATTCGCTCCATCCCTTAATCTTTCCCGCTTGTTTTTTCAATGAATGCCTCCCAAATTCGCATTGCCGTGTCAGGATCATACAGCGGTTTACCGTCCACTTTCGGGCCACCGTGCTTGACTATGCCCAAAAGCCACTGACCAAACTCCGCTCGCTGCTCCAAAACCTCACCGGACATGCCGTACTGCAATATCTCGTCCACGCTGTAGGCATGAAAACTTGCCAAGCATTTGTTGTGCTCCAATTTCGGCTTTTCCACCATGCAACCGTCCGGCAGCGCTCCCTTCAGCCAAAACTTTCCCATCATCTTCTCCATGCCCAAGGATAGTCAAAATTATTGTTTACGGGGTCGTCCCACAAATATGCCAATGCCAAGGCAGTCAATGTCTCAACTGTCTGCACAGCGTCCATGCCATCCAGATGACGGTCACCCAAAATACTATCATGTGCAGTTCCATCCGTCTCTCCCCTCTTTGGTTTCGTCTCTTCTGGTATCTCCATAACTTTGCAGTATTCTCCCGATCTTTATTGCCTTTTGCTCTTCCCTCAAATCCTCATCCTCGCACTCCTCTTCCTCCTCTTCTTCTTCCTCTTCGGGGTCTCCCCAGTAGTGGTCGCACAACCAGTCGTCATTCGGTTCTATGGACAATGAATGCGTCATCCCGGTATCCCTCCGTTCTGGAATACGTTCCACGCTTCCTTCCATACTTCGTATCTCCCGTTCAATTTCGTATTCGGGTTCAAATATACGCTTACGCCACCCTCAATCTTTCTGATGGGAATTAAATACCAACAATCCTCCGG